AGCAGGCATGGAAACCTTCATACTTGCAGTAGTCACTAAACTGGCGGCATCAAGTCTTACACTTAACATATCTACTATTTCAGCACCTGCAATAGTCAACGCAGCTAGTGGAGACTTGCTGGTATCTGAGATAACAGTATCAATCCTAACTGAATGGAGTTAGCATGAGCTATAAAGGATTTACTAAAGAAGAATATGACTTTCTGGTCAAGATAGGCCAGATTACTGACAAGCCAGCAGCGGTTAAACAACCAGCGGCTAGAAAAGATGAGGACAACGAATAATGGCAATCTATTTAAGCAATGGCGTTGTTGTTACTCTGAACAGCGTAGATCTAAGCAATCACGTGACAGCCGTAACAATTAACCGTTCATTTGATGAACTTGAAGTAACATCAATGGGAGATACCGCTCATAAATTTGCGAAGGGTCTGGAGGCCAGCACAATCACCATCGACTTCCTAAACGACACAGCAGCAGCTAACGTAAACGCAACGCTGCAAGCCGCATGGGGTACTACAGTGCCACTCACACTAAAGCAGACTTCTGCAGTAATCAGCGCAACTAACCCAGAATTCCAAACAACAATTCTGGTGAACAATACTCAAGATGTAAACGGCGCCGTAGGCGATATAAGCACACAATCCATTACATTTACCTGCCAGAGTGTTATCGTAGTCGATACCACACCTTAAGGAGCAATAATGGCAAAGCTAAAGATAACAAGGGCTAATGGCGAGGTATCAGAACATAAGATCACGCCAGGTGTCGAATATGCTTTTGAATTAAAGTATGGAGCAGGTATTAGTAAAGTCCTGCGCGATCACGAACGCCAGACCGAGATATATTACTTGGCGCATGAGTGCTTGCGTAGGGCTAACGTAACTGTTCCTATATTTGGTATTGAGTTTATAGACAGCTTAGAAACTGTCGAGGTATTGGACGAAGAAAAAAAATAGTGCCGCGTGACTCCATTCTCTACACGGTGGCTTCGTTAAGTGTAGAGACTGGGATCGCGCCTAGTGAATTCATAAATATGGATTCCGAGATGCTGCGAGCGATCGTGCAGGTGTTTAGCGATAGGGCAAAGGAGATCAAAAATGCCAGTCGTAATAGAAGGCATTAAAGAAGTCCTGGGTGGCCTTGATGTAATTGATGAAGATATGCGCAGGCGCATTGTATTTATAACCGATCCAATGATGCGCAGAGTAGCTGCTAAAGCACAGAGATATGTGCCAGGTAATCAAGACGTACTATCTGGCTGGGCTAAACCAATATCCTCACCAGATATTAAATACAAACCATTTCCTAAATACGATGCCGCTGTTGCCAGGGCAGGTATTGGTTACAATCGAGGAGAAAATAAAACCTTTGCTAACGGCTGGAAGGTAGCAAGTTATGTTTACAACGCTAGTCGGCCTGGCGCTATATATGAGGTTGCAGGTCGCCTAAATCCAGAAGGCCGCGCACCATTTACATTTAAGCATGAAGGAAGCGGCACTTATGTTAAGAAATCTGCTAGAAGTAGAGCCCTTCAGGAATACAAATCTAACAACGCATTTGCTAGCCAGCAGTTCGTAGCTGCGTTACCTAAAGTAACATCGCAACCAAAGATTAAAGATATGAGAGGCGGCGGCCGTAAAACTAAGGGCCGTTTGATTTACAGGGCCTGGGCAGAAGATAGTCCCGAGATATACAGAGCCGTCATCAGGGCTGTTAATGTTACTGCTGAGTTATTTAATAAAAAAACAGAGATTAAGAAGGCAGCCTAATGGCCAATATTGTTGCATCGGTTATAGCCACCTTTAATGGCAAGGCGCTTACTAAAGGCAAAAAGGAGATCTCCTCATTTGATAAAACAGTTAAAAAATTAGGGAAAACCTTTGCAACCACCTTTAGCGCATACCAGATATTAGCATTTAGTAAAAAGGCTGTTGCTGCATTTATGGCCGATGAGAAGGCCGCTAAATCATTAGAGGTACAATTAAAAAACACAGGCTTTGCATTCTCCGCGCCAGGAGTAGAGGCCTACATAGGCAGCTTACAGAAACTATACGGCGTACTTGACGACGAGTTAAGGCCAGCCTTCCAGCAATTACTAACAGCAACAGGCTCAATCACTAAGAGCCAAGATGCACTAGAAACTGCGTTAAACGTAAGCGCAGCCACAGGTAAATCATTAAGTGAAGTTAGCGCAGCATTGACACGCGGATTCTCAGGCAATACTACGGGCCTTACCAGGCTAGGTGCAGGGCTAAGTAAAGCCACGCTAAAGACTGGCGACATGGATAAAATCATGGCGGAGTTAAACGCCAAATTTGCAAGCCAAGCAACAGCTAGGCTGGGAACCTATGCAGGCAAGATGAGTCTTATATCGGTTGCTTCTGCCGATGCAACGGAAATCATAGGTAAAGGTCTAATAGATGCGTTAACTGCTTTAGGCGATGATAATAGTATAGATACGCTTACAGACAGCATGACTGACCTTGCGAACGGTCTTGCCGATGTAATTAGAGGTATAGGAGAGTTAGCTGCTGGAATTAAAACGGTGGCAAACCTGCCTGGCTTAAAGCAATTACTAAAGTTCTCTTACGAAATGAGCGCTGTTGGATTATTACAACGTCTGGGCAGAATGAATGCGCCAGCAGCAGTATTACCAGTCAACAAGCAACGCAGCGCGGGCCGTATTGATGCAAAACGATTCCAAACTGAGGATAAATTAGCAAAAGCCAAGGCAGCAGAATTAGCACTACTACAAAAAAAGAATGCTATTGAGAATAAGAATGTAGAAGAATTACGCAAGAAGTTTGATTTAGAGCGCATAGGTTTAACCGCAGCCTTAAATAGTGCAACCGATGAAGAGACTAAATTACGCCTAAAGGCACAATTAGCAATCCTTGACAATAACGAGGCTTTGGCTAAAAAGTTATTAGCAGAAATGGAAGCAGCTGAGGCATTAAAGAAATTAGCTGATCAAGCAGCAGCAGCTGGTAAGAGCATTACAGAATTTGCTTTAATCCAGGTTAGATCTTTAATCAATAGGATAAATGCTCAAATAGAGGCTATTAACACACAATTTGGCATGCCTAAATCACCAGGCACTACTACGCAAGCCCCTGCTATGGTATTTCCACCATTAAAAACAGAGTATTACTCTGGCCAGCAAGATATTACAAATCCTTATGCAGGCACATATTATGGTGAGACTGGTAGAGATCCAATGCCTGTAGAGATTAAAGTAACGGTAGATGCTGGTGGCGACAGAATGAGCCAGGCTATAGCAGAGAGCATACAGGTGGCCACAAGGTCAGGTTACTCAACAGTACCTGCTGGATTCTTAGTATGACGATACCTGTAATAAATGCTGTAATTAACTTTAGCACTGGCCCTAGTTTTGCTCAGGCCATGATTTTAGATACAGGTATTTTAGGTACAAATGTATTAGCAGATTCAGCAGCTGTAATTGTAGATGTGTCAGATCAAGTTAACAGCATTGAAACCAATCGAGGGCGTACGGCACTATCGGATGCATTTCAAACAGGAACATTGACTTTACGCATAGTAGATCAGAACGGCGATTTTAATCCTCAAAATGTTACTGGCCCATATTACAATTTATTAACACCTATGAAAAAAGTGCAGATTACTGCAACTTACTCATCGGTAACTTATCCTATATTTTCAGGATTTATTACGTCTTATGTAACGACATATCCAACTAACTCAGATAGTGCAGATGTAGCAATAACAACTATACAAGCTGTAGATGCGTTCAGACTTGCGCAAGTGGCACAGATAAGCACAGTTACAGGTGCAACTGCAGGTGAATTATCAGGCTCACGTATAAATGACATATTGGATCAAATTTCATGGCCAGCTACTATGCGTGATGTAGATGCAGGTCTTACTACTTTGCAGGCAGATCCTGGTACCAACCGAACAGCTCTACAAGCTTTACAAACAGTAACCGATAGTGAGTATGGTGCCTTATATGTCGATGCTACTGGCTCGTTTGTATTTCAAGATAGATCTGTAACTGCAGGATCCATAGGTGCTACAGCGACAGTTTTTGCAGATAACGGCACAGGGATAGATTATTTTGATGCTAAATGGATTCTTAACGATGTGCTTATATTTAATAAAGCTACAATC